CCAGGGTATAACGAGCTGAACATTGGCGAGCCGTATGTTGGGCTGAAGGTTCGTGAGTTGATGGTTGGCCCGTTCTCAAGTAGTGGTGTTTTTGAGCCGAGTCGCGCAAGGGTGTCACCGCACACGGTTTACGCTGTAATGGAGGCGCCAAGTCAAGCGAAGTCCAACCATCCTGCCTCGGAGCTGCACTACGTTAATGGCTACAGACGAAAGCCTGGTGAGGTATTCGGCAGGGCAGTGCTGTCACTTCGACACCGCACATTGACCGTTCGGTATAGCTACAATCAGGCATCCTACGGCAGACCCTATATTCAGCTTGGCACCAACTACATTCTGCCTGATGGGATCAATTCGCTGCGTAACGGCTTCCATGAAATCCCCGGTACCAGAGAGTTGGTGCAATTCGATGCCGCAAACGCTTCGGTATATGGCAAGCCGAACATCTGGCACTACGTTCCGCCGGGGCCGAGAGAAGTGAAACCCAAGGCGCTGCTTGCAACCGGATTCAGCAAGTGCCTGATTGAGCATTTCCATCGCCAGATTTTCCCGCAAGGCCGTGACGCTGCATTGATGGGTACCCGCAAATGGGGAGATAGTCCGTATATGTGGCAAGGGCTGCGCGTAGGACCACTGATGCCCACCATACCTGAAGGCATGGATCAGTCGGTCGTGCCCGAACCGTGGGTTTCCAGGCGCGTGCGCGACATTGTGATGGAAGGGTTCAATGCCTTTATCAGTGAGTACCAGTTGGAGGCTTTCGATCAGCGCATGAGGGTACGCAACACCTACATGCCCGCACCGAAAGAGCAGGAGGTTGATGCGACCGGTTTTGCAGTCGATCAGGCTGGCACGCCGGATATCAAGCGAGCCGTCCACTATATCCGACCGGACGGTAACGCCCACCAGTACCGCAAAGGAGCATTCTAATGCCCGATATATCATTGATGCCAATTACCGGCATGAGCACCGAGATCGAAGATAAGCGACTCCACCAGCAGGGCGATGCCCGGCGCCATTATGTGCGTGATGCTGTCAACGTGGATATCAGCGCTTCCGGCGAGATCCTAATGCGTAAAGGTGTGATGCTGGTCACAGACACGCCGTACCGGAACCTGTGGCAAAGCCCGTTGCATGGCGACACCTTTGCAACTCTGGGGGATGAGTGGGTGCTGATCAATCCCGGTCAGTGGACGCATACCGTGCTGGCCGTTGTTGGCGAGGGTGACGCCTTCCATGCTGTGCTGAACAATCAGGTGGTGGTGGCTGCGCCTTCCGGCATCTTTGCCTTTGACGGGCAGCAGGCGCGGCGTCTGACGCTCGAAACACCAGCCGCCCCAATGGTGGGCGAGGGTAGCGGATCGCTGGCAGCAGGGCGCTACGGCGCCGCCGTGGCATGGCTGCGCGACGGGCAGGAGTCGGGCCTGTCTGAAATGACACAGATCACTCTGCCGGATAACGGCTCGCTTGAGATTACCATACCCCTTTGCCTTGATCTGTCCGTGACCGGATACCGGCTGTACCTGACCGATCCCGATGGCGGCGAGCTGCGCAAGGAACACGACTACCCGCTGGGGGTGACAACGGTTTCGATCACCGTTATGCCGGATCTGGGAGGCGCGGCCGCCTTCCGTTACCTGTCCCCGATGCCGACCGGTAGCCACCTTCACTACTGGCGTGGCCGCCTGATCAATGCGCGTGCAAACATTCTCAGGTTCTCGGAACCGCTGGCGTACCACCTTCACGATGAGCGTCACGGCTTCATCATCATGCCGCAGAGAATCACCTTTGTGCAGCCAGTGAGCGGCGGTATCTGGGTAGGTCAGTCGGATCATGTTGCCTTCATCCAGGGTGCAACACCGGATCAGATGGCCGTTATGCGCAAAGCCTCACGTCCGCCGGTACCTGGTAGCGCAATCCAGCTCTCAGCCAATACAGCAGGCGAGATGGGGATTGCCGGGGATGGTGCGGCGCTTTGGCTGGCTGGCAATGGGTATGTCGTGGGTACCGCATCTGGCGAACTGGTAGAGCTACAGCGTGGCGTTATGGATGGTATCGCCGGGAATGCTGGCACCTCTGTAGAGTTGGAGCGGCGCATTGTTACAGCTGTATCGTGACGACTTATTCAGCTGAAAACAAACGGGGTACCCCAATGACTTTGCGTAATGAACTGGCGAAAGCCTTGAAAGACGATGTGTACGATATGACCGAGGAAGGTCTGTACTTCCCCCGCCAGGGCGTGATCGCATCAGGCGAATACTTTGATCGCGTGAACGGCGGCGCTTGGGAGATCAACAGCAACCTGATCGTGGACGAGGGTCTTGCTCACATCCTGAACGTGGCGCTTGGCGCAGCAGCTAAGCCTGCCAGTTACCATATCGCCCTGTTCAGTGGCAGTGCGGCACCGGCAGCCAACTGGACTGCAGCGAACTTTGCCACTGTTGCATCCGAAATTGTCAGCATGAGCGAAGGCTATACCAGCCCTACTCGCCCCGTATGGACGCCGACCGACACCAACGGCAACTCCATTGATAACATGGGCGCTGTCGCCAGCCTGACCATTGCCACTTCTTCGCAGCTGAACGTGACCGGCGCAGCCTTGCTCACCAACAGCTCAAGAGGCGGCACCACAGGCAAGCTGATCTCGGCCACCAAGTACACCGCTGCCCGAGTGTTTCAGAACGGTGATACCTATGATGTTGGCTACCGCCTCAGCCTGACGGTGTAACAATGCACCAACCCCGCCCAAGAGGTGTATTGGCTCATGGCGCCGAGCCGACCGATGATGACAATGCCTTCATCGAGCTGACCGCCCGGCGCCTGACCAACCTGAAACACCTGTCAGGCGTAAGCAGTCTACGCATGGTTAAGGCGCTGCCTGATGGCGGCTACATGATCGCGCAGGATATGGGCGGGGTTTTCAAGTGCATTACTCACAAGCCAGGCCAGAGCGAGGAGCCGCCAGAAACCTTTGATGGTGTGGCTCAGGATTACATACCCATGCTTTTCTCAGGTGTTGTGAAGGATGCCATTCTTCAGCCGGAGCAGGGGCTTGGGATGCAGCTGACCGAGGAGACTCGGCGCAGGATTGCCAGGTACCCGGAAGAAGATCAGCAGGACGAGCAGGCGCAGGTTCCTGCAGACGTATCCCTGCAGCGATTCCGTATCAAGTACCACCAGCGATTTTTCGAGTTTGAGCCGAAGAACCCAGGAAGCCTGACCTACACCCAATACGTCCAACAACGGCCGACATGGTATTCCGGGGCGATGGCCGAAGTTATGCAGATTGTCGGCGGCTATGGACGCCAGGATCTCGACAAGCTGCCGAACGACCCGATTGAGCAGGCACGGATGACGTTGCCTAAAGAGGTGCAGGACAGGATCGGCCTTGAGCTTGGCAACGTCAGGCTGCCAGGCTACACAGGGCGTCCGCCTGTTGATGGTCAATTTCGCTATGACTACAAATTCAACAACACGGACGCCGTTGTTTTTGATAGTGAGCAAAGCCCGTGGCTGGTGCGCGTATCGCCAAAAGGCGTCTATGCAATGCCGCTCCCCATTGTTCCAGCCTCTACCACTGACACTTTTCGTGAATTCATGGAGGAGAAAGGGGATAGCGAGATCCTGAAGATACTCGATCGCTTTGGTGGGATGCCGAGCGGCGAGTCATTCCCGGCCGGCACTGATGAATTTGAGGCATGGCGCAGAGCTGGCGTGATCATCAAGGTCTGCGATACCGCCGACTTTTATCAGCATATTGCCTACTCGACCGCGTGTGGCTGGTCATTCAACAGCACCGGCAGCCAGGGTTACAACACCTGCTATGACTACTACGACAGCGAGGGTTTAGGGTACGGACTGGCATACAAGCTGTCATTAAGGCTCGGGAGCAACCCGAACAACGGCCGCCTGCCCCGAGACTGGCACATAGAGTCCGACCATGAAATGAATAGACTCAATATGTACCTGAGCGGTTTGTATCGCATGATGGAGGGCAACACGGCGAAAGACCTTGCGATCAAGTACAAACTCCGGCGCGTGAGTGTTGATGAATTGCTGGATCGTGCCAGATGGGAGGTTGACGAGGCCGAGCTTGAGTATTGGGACGCCAGGGAAATGTCGCCCATAGCCAGCCATTCAGGCAGCGTGGTAGAGATCGGCCGTGGCTACCTGTATCACCCGGCCAAGTTCATGTACCAGCCGCAGATCAAATACCCGGAGCCATTTATGGATGGCTGCGTATCGCACAACTTTCTGCCGCTGATAAATGGCCGCTACAAATCCAGTTACCCGAACTGCGACACGATCATGTTCTGCTACTTCGCCGGTGATGACCTGAAAGTGGTGAAGTATTTTCGGGATGGCCGAAGCTATCAGCGTGACGTAGAAAACGATTATGAGGAGTGCATGACTGTTGGGTCATGGACGCAAACGGTATCCAACAGTTCAACATCTTTGATGGGCCATTTCTACACTTCGGATCTGGATGAGCGCAAGGCAATCACGCCGTCCACAACCTTTACAAAGATTGTGGGCAAGGACAAGGGTTATGACCATACCCCGTGGTTCGCGTTTGATGCGGCGTTCTGGAAACCGGGGACAATGTGGCGTAACCGCTACTTCACCCATGACACCCGCATCCAGCAATCGGAAGGGCGATCCCTTGAAGTTGCTGTCTGCGTCCCGTACCTCAATCGAAACTCGCTGATTCATGTTCAGCGAAGCAGCACAACCGAGGAGCGAATCACCGAGAGCAGTCAGCTTAAATCGGTGCGCGACCCCACCAGTTACCGCTACTGGACATACGATTTTGTTATGCACTGGGCAGGTAGCCTGCCGGTGATGAGTGGCAAGCCGTACCCGAAAGACGGCAACCCGGTATGGGTGGAGATCGAGCAATACAACCCCGGCGGGTGTTCTGATTTTGCTGACCAAGGGAGCTGGATACCAGGCCTACCTGCCGACTATACATGGCTAGTTCACCCTGACTCGAATGAGTGGAAGTTAAGTGGAGGCGGAGGCGCACCACCCCATAAGGACTATTCACGCACAACGAAACCCGATACAAAGCAGGCGTACCGCATGGATTACAGCCAGCAGACGTATCCGAAGCTGGTTCACAAGAACAAACCGGACAATATGTACTTTCTCGGCTCGCCTGATCCGTTTGTGGGTGTCTTCTACCGTGACGGCTGCAGTGTGACCTTTGGCGATTCCGAGTATGCCAACCTGTCCGAGAAGGTAGATGGCAAGCGCAAACATTGGGGATACACCAGTCTGGCCGATCACAAATCTGCCCATCATTTCATAGGGGTTATCAATGAGTAACTACCGCGATGACACCCAGGAGACAGCCGTTGCCAGCGATGGCACATGGATGGGGCTTCGCAGCATTGCAGAGAGCACAGCAAAGGCGACCGCTGTTGCCCTGTTCACGCTCGGCGTTATCCATACCGATCAGGCGACAATGGGTGACGAAGTATTCGATAGCGGTCTGGGCGTCATAGCTGAGTTGGCCTTTATCGGTGATGAATTGATAGATCACAGGCAATCAGCCGCTTTGCTGTCCGATTCAGCCAGGGTGTCAGATCAGTACACCCACAGGCTTGTCGTGATTCACACGGATGCTGCGACTGCCGGTGACGCCTTGATCGAGCTTTCGGGGTCAGTGATTACCGATCAGGCCCGTATCACTGATGAGGTGCTTGGTCATCGTGCCAGCCAGTCAACAGTCACTGATCAGGCACGGATTGCAGATTACAGTTACCAGGCCGCTACCGATCTTGTGGAAGATACCGCAGGCGCATCTGGTCAGGCTTCAGGAACCCTGCAGGCGCTTGATGTTGTGGCAGACGCTGCAACTGTACTTGATGGTGTGGACGATACCAGCACGACAGTAACGGTAGCGGTAACAGAAACCGCATCTGTGAGCGATGGTGTTACAGACAGCCTGAGCGCCGCAGACGTGGTGAGAGAGTGGCTTCTGATTGGCGATCAGGTTCTGGGTGAAGGATCTGAAGCAGGGCAGGCATGGACTGCGTGTGTGGATGGCTGGGCAATGAGCCGGTACGCACCATACACGTTCACACGGCTGGTTGTGATTGATGGGGTTATGTACGGCGAGTCTGACGCAGGCGTGTTTGCGCTGTCAGGTGGTAGTGAGCAGATCGAGGCGAAGGTTGTCACTGGCCGCATTGATATGAGCGGAGGGCCGTTGACCCACCCCGTTGCCGCCTACCTTGAATACGAATTGGAAGGCGAGGCCGATATGAGTGTCACTACAACTCAGACGGGTATGCCAGCCACCTACACCTACCCTTTGCCGAATGAAGTTGCGGAACATCTGACCAACGGCAGAATCCAGTTTGGCAGGGGATTGAGGGGCAGGCATTTTTCTTTTGAGCTGCGGATGTTCGGGCAGCGTGGCTATATCAACGACCTTAGCGTTATGGCGCAACAGGTCAGGAGGAGAGTGTAAATGACCGCACCAAGCAGCCTTTATGAGGCGGACGGTATTCTTGGCACTGCTATCAGTACCGTAACGGACAAGCTGCAGGATCTCGACCTGATCGCGGAACGCTATAACGAGAAGTTATCGAAGGCTTTGGCTGATATCGGCAAAATCAGCGTGGATGCCGTGGAGCCGCCAAGGACGATGCCTGTGCCGGATACCCCTGTGCCAGGTATTGATCTTGGCGGGCTTCCTGAGCTTGACGTTCCGCCGCTTGTCGTGCCGGATGCGCCCGTCATGGCAGACATAGACAGCCTGATATCGGATCTGGATGTGGGTGATCTTGATGTGCCGCCTGCGCCCGAGGCGATACCGTTCAGCATCCCTCAGTCCCCGACAATGGCGAGCGTCCCGGTACCGCAGAAGCCGAATGTTGATACCAACGTGGAGATACCGGATGCGCCAAACCTGGTGATGCCGGAAATGGAGGCGATGGAGAAGCTGACCATTCCCACCTTTGAGTTTCCGCAGCTGCCGGACTTTGACGGCAAGCCGCCCACAACTGAAGGTATCACGGTACCTGATGCGTTTATCAACTGGTCCGAGCCTCAGTACAAGTCGGAAATGCTCGACACCTTGCAGAGCCAGGTAAAGAGCATGATGGCCGGAGGTACCGGTCTACCCGCCGCCGTCGAGGACGCCTTGTTCTCAAGAGCCAGGGAGCGTGACAGCGCCGAGGCCGAGCGTGCCGTACAAGAAGCGATGGACGTATGGGCCAGCCGTGATTTCAGTATGCCCCCGGGGATGCTGGCAAAACAGATCGGTGTAATACGCGAACAAAGCCGCTTGAAAGCTGCCGAGCTGAATCGGGATATCCTGATTGAAGCGGCGAAGTGGGAGATTGAGAGCATCCGCTTTGCAGTACAGCAGGGTATGGCGCTTGAACAGTTGACGATGAACCTGTTTGAGAACACAGCCAAGCGACTGTTTGAGGTTGCCCGCTTCCAGGCCGAAGCCAAGATCAACGTGTTCAATGCGCAGATCAGCCTGTTCAACGCGCAGAATTCAGCGTTTGAGACATTGGCGCAGGTGTACCGCACCAAGCTGGATGGAGCCATCGCCAAGCTGACAGCTTACAAGACGGCGATTGAGGGACAGGTTGCGCTGGGCCAGATCAACCAGCAGAGGGTTGATGTATTCCGGGCCAAGTTGGATGCCGTACAGTCAAACGTCGAGGTCTATAAGGCCATGATGAGCGGCGCCCAGGTTCGTGCTGACGTAATCAAAAACCAGTTTGATGCCTATCGTACCGAGATCCAGGCGTTTGCTGAACAGATCGGTGCCGAGAAGGTGAAGTTTGACGCCTACGAATCCCAGGTTAAAGCCGAGTCGGCCAAAGTGGGCATGTATGAGGCGCAGGCACGCGCTTACGCCTCGACTGTCCAGGCGGTATCCAATAAGGCTGATATCAAGGTCAAAGGCGCACAATTGAAGATGGAGGCCGCTCGAACCAAAGTGTCGAAATTCCTTGCGGACGTTGACGCATACAAGGCTCGATTGCAGGCAAGTCTTTCCGAGATTCAAACAGCAACATCTGCCTACTCAGCCAAAGTGGACGGCTGGAAGTCACTTGCCAGTGCAAATGTTGCAGAAGCAGAAATGCAATCACGCTTTGCGGATATGAACACCCGCACCAGTATCGCGTATGCAGAAATGCAGATCAGCGAATACCAGACCAAGATGCAGAAGGCAGTCGAGGAGGCGAAGATTGCGCTTGAGGCAGCCAAAGCTGTTGGTCAGTACACGGCGCAACTGGCAGCCGGTGCAATGTCGGCTGCGCATGTGTCGGCCAGCATTAGCGGTAGTGGATCATCCAACGTGAGCCGAAGCCGCAGCAACTCAGAAAGCCTGAGCACAAGCCACAACTACAACTACTGATCCGCGCACCCTGTAGGGTTGGCCCTGAATCAGTCTGGCTGGGACTATCCCATAACGACCAGACTGATTCAGGTACCCCTTCATGGCACAATCCCCGGAAGAACTGGAGCGGCTGCGCAAAAGTGGCGCGGCAGGTTTCCAGGCTCAACAGCAGCCAGCACCCGCACCCAAGAAAAAGCCCAAGCCGTCCGAGGAAATGGCCGGTGTTGATGCTGCACCGCGCTGGAATCTTGAAGGCTTATCGAGCTTGAAGGCCAGTCGGCAGGTGATACCCAATGTCGATGCCAGCAAAGCGGTATCGCCTGAGCTTCAAGGTACCGAGAATCTGCCGCGCTGGTCACAGACCGGCGACCAAGGTCCGCGACTGAGCGATCAGTGGTTTGGGTACCCGAGTAGTAACCCAGTGAACCCCCAGCCTGCCCGGCAGCGTGAAGATCTGGATGCGCTTAATTCGCAGATTGATGCAATCAGCGCAGCGCCCGGAACGATGGTTGAGCGACCGCCCGTAGCGCCGCAGCCGACCTCAACCGGCATGACACCCGGCACGGCCCGGCAGATCGAGAACGGCAACGCAATGGCGGGTGAAGGCTTCAATAAGCCAGCGTCCGACCGTATCCGTGAGGGTATGTCGCCAGGCTTCAAAGCATCGATCCCCGGTCAACTCGTTGGGGCAGTATTGGGAGACAATCCCATCCCCGGCACAGGCGGTCTGTATCGGGCTGTCAATGAGCGAGGGCCGAAAATTGCGCAGAGCCTCGCGGATGGCGAGATCGCCAACGCTGCCGGTCAAATTGCTGGTCTGCCAGGTGACGCTTTCCGTTACGGGCTGTATGGCGCAATGGATACTGCAGGTCAGGTGGCCGGTACTGCTGTTGGGGGATTTGGCAACTTCATGGATGGTCTTGCGGGTAGGCAGTTGGCGCCCGGCGAAAAGAAAGACCCAGAGGTTCGCCCCCCGCTTAAACCTGAGCAGGCCGCAGCAGAAGCACCGGCCGCTGAAAAGGTGGAGGCAGAAACCCCGGCCACCGAGACGACCGAAACCGAAACCGAAACCCCGGCTGCCGATAAAACTGATACCGCCACAACCGCCGCTGAAGCAGCTACAGCGCCGCGATCCAACGATATCACCATGACGATTAACGAGGATGGCATCAAGTCATTCTCAGGCCGCAACGTGGGCGCAGGCGCAACACTCAACGGCAAGCCGTTCTCAAGCAGCGTGAATGTTGTTCCATCCCAAGGTATGCGACAGCTAGCCGCCGCAGTGAATCCGCCAATGGCTCGGCAGCAACCCCAGCAGCAAGCACCCGCTCTCGGGTTTGCTTCCCGTCAAGCGCCGCAGCGCACGCCCAAAACCGAGTTTGAAAAGCAGGTAGAGCGCGAAATTTTCCGCCAGGCCACAACTGCAATGAGAGGTGCGCAGAACGGACAGTTAACCGCCAGCCAGCGTGGATCGCTGGATAAGCTGGCCGGTAACATGAGTGGCGAGCGAAGTGGTTTTGACCAGCAGGTACTGCGCAACAATGGAATGCTGGATCAGACCGCCATGACGCAGGCCGGTCAAGACCGCCGTGACGCTGGCCGCTTGGCGCTGGATGCTTCGCGCCTTGCCGGTGATCAGTACGCCCAGGGCTTCCAGATTCGCCAGAACGAACGCCTTGAAAGGTTGCGTGAGGCATACATGGCCGCCGAAACGCCCGAGCAGCGCAGTGCCATTGCCGAGCAGTTGAAGATCCTGAATGGCAGCAACGCTGACCGCAAGGTATCCGACAACTACGTGATGGTGGATCAGGTTTACACGAACGAGTACGGCCAGCCTGAAAAGGTCCGGGTAGCCATTGACCCGGCAAGCGGCCAGGTACTCGGAGGCGTCCAGCAATCACAGAAATGGCCTCAGCCAACCAAGGCCAATATCGCCGCCCTGAAAAACGATCCCAAGAGCGCAGCCCAGTTTGACGCCATGTTTGGCCCCGGCGCAGCCGCCCGTTATGGAGTGAGTCTCTAATGTCGCAAAACCCCTTTAGTGATCCGAACTTTGGCAGTGAATTTCTGAGCGACGAAGAAAAGCAGTCGCAGGCCCAGACTCCGGCACCGGCTCAAGCTCAAACTGCCGCACAACCGACAGGCTTCAAGCCGCGCAGTACCAACCCGTACAGCGACCCCAACTATGGCGCAGAGGAAGAAGGGCGCACATTTGGTGAAATTGCGAAGGATTCTGGTGCCGCTCTAATGCAAGGCTTCGCCACAATGGGGGGCGATATAGCATGGCTGGCGGACAAGGCAACCGGCGGCGTAGTAGACATTGGCTTCCAGAAAGCCGCCGACCGTGCTACCGAATACTGGCAGGACGCTAAAAGCGACAAGATGAAAGCGTCTAATCAAGCACTGGCCGAAGCCGAGGGCTTCACTGGTATCTTGAAAACAGCGTGGGACCGCCCCGAAGTGATCCCGGATATTGTGATATCCTCAGCACCTAACGCGCTACCGGTGGGTGCAATGTCTCGCGCCGCAAGAGCCGTCAAGGGCGCCAAGGCTGCAGTCGCTACAGCCATTGGTGCTGGCGGCGCACTGGAAGGCGCAAACGCTGGCCGCGAGACTGAAAACAAAGTGCGCGATATGACCGCTGAAAAGCTGGCCGAAGTGTCGCCGCAGTATATGCAGTTGATCAACCAGGGTGTCAGCCATGAAGAAGCGGCCGCTCAAGTGGCGAACCGCGCAGGCTTGACCGCCTTCGCAGTATCCGCACCGCTGGCGATGCTGGCATCCAAAGTAACTGGCGCTGGCAGACTTGAGGCTGACTTCTTCACCGGCAAGGGACTCAAAGGCTTCTTTGATACGGTACTGCGCGAGTCTGCCGAGGAGATGGCGCAGGAAGCATCCAACCCGTTTGGCTCCAACGTGGGCATCAAGACTCAGGTCAACCCGAATCAGTCGCTTGCCGAAGGCGTACCAGAAGGCGCTGCGCTGGGCTTAATTGCTGGTGCTGGTCAAGGTACCCCGATGGCGGCATTGCAGAGATTTGTGCCGCCAGCAAAGGTTCAGCCGACCCCGACCCAGGACAATCCCGATCCCGAACCTGTTGAGCGTCCCGATCCGAGCAATGGCCCGATCTCTGCCGCTGCCGCACAGATGGCGCCGGTACAGACCGCCGAAGATTTGGGTGTTCAGTTCCCAGAAGCGCAGGATTGGAGCCAGTACGACCGCCCAGCTGTTCAGCGACAGCAGGACCGGCAGCCGCAGCGTGCCGATGATGTAGTGTCGCAGATGGTAGGTCAGGCCCGCCAGATAGGCGATGCTGACGCTGAAGTGCGCCTTGAGACTGCCAACCGTCTATACCGCACCATTGACCGGCTGATGAAGGAAGGCAACGAAGAGCAGGCTCGCTGGAATGCCTACCGTGCCGACCAGATCATCCGGGAGGTATCACCGCGACTGCCGCAGGCACAGCAGGCCGAAGGCGCACAGACAGCCGTCTCAACGCTTCCGGCATTGATCACTGATGATGGTGTCGATCTGCGCGATCTGGCCGCACAGGGGCAGGAGCGAGCCATTACCGGCGCGGCAGAAACCGCCGCCAAGAACCAGCTGATCCGCAAGACCGTGGATGACCAGACCTTTGCCATTGGCAAGGTGAACCAGCGCAGCGAGTATTACGGCAAACTGGCTGATCTGGCGCAGTCGCTGCCCAAGGGTACGCAGATGGTGGATGCAGCCACCAATGAGGCATGGAGCGTTCAGGCTAGCGAGAGCGGTGTCACACTAACAAATGACGCCACCGGCCAGACCACTACGCTGCAGCAGAATGAAACCGGCACATGGACTCGTACTGGTGAAGTGTTGCCGCCGAGCGAGTTCAAGCTGCGCGGCAATCTGACACCAGCTGAGCAAGTTGGCACCCAGGCCCAGGGCGCAGAGCAGAAAAGAAACAGTGTGATTAAAGCAGGGCGTGATGATAAATACGGCATTGATGTGCAGATGAAGCGCGACAATGAAGGCTTTACGATCACAGAATCAGATCCGAATACTCAGGACGTTAAGATCACAAGCGGCATGGGTGGTGTGTACCGGAACGATCAAATTCTCAACAGGGAGGGTGAGTTCGTAGATGCTCTCCAGATCGTTCAGATGGGTAATGCTACAGCAGAGCAAACACCATTCAGGGGCAGCAAAGATGAGATGAAAAAGGCTGTAGAGCTTGCTGCAGAAATAGAGTTTGCCAGAAAAACAGGGGATATGCAGAAAGTCGATTCGCTTGAATCGCAGCTTTCCGACTTGGTATCAGGCGTCAAAACCAAGCCCGCACCAGTACAGAAGAACATGATCGAGCGGGCGCTTGATCGACTGACCAGTGAAGGCGCAACAGGCCCGGAAGTAAATCAGCAGATCGCAGAGCTTGAGCGTATCCAGCAAGGGCTTGCCAGAAGCGGCCGCACCGCCGATGAGGCGTTGGCGTATCTGGACAAGCAGGGGCGTTATGATCTGGTTCGTGCCATTGATCCAGAAGCGATCCGCCTTAGTTCGGGCAACAAACCGTTCCAGACAGAGGATAAGGCCAAAGCCTCACTCTACTTTGAGCAGAACAAGAAGTTTGCCAGCGTGGTACCGTATGGCGATGGCTTTGCCGTCCGGGTGGACAAGGCCCGCCAGAAGGAAGAGCAGCGCACTGGCCAGCAGGAAACCGCCTATCTGCCGGACAACACCCCGATCAACACCCGGTTCGTGGTTGTGGATCTGGACGAGCTGGTGCCGTCCAATATGCCGGACGGTAAGATCAACCAGGCATATCCTGGCGAGCTTCAGCCGCGTGACCGAACCAATGCCAACAGCATGGTTCAGGTGCGCAATATCAGCGCGAATCTCAACCCTGAGCGTCTTGGTAGCAGCCGTGATGCCAGCACCGGGGCCCCGATTGTTGGGCCTGACGGAGTGGTTGAATCCGGCAATGGCCGCACTATGGCTATTGCAGCAGCCTACCAGCAGGGCGGCGACCGAGCCGGTGCCTACCGCAAGTATGTGATCGAACAGGCCCGCCAACAGGGCATGGACGTTGATGCCGTATCCAGACTGAAACATCCGGTTCTGGTCCGCGAACGGATCAGCAGCATTGACCGGGCCGAGTTTGCGCGCCGGGCAAACGAAAGTCAGGTGGCTGGCATGACCGCCTATGAGCAGGCCATGTCCGATGCTGACATGCTGAAGGCTGATGATCTCCAGCTGTGGGAACCGGACCAGTCAGGCGATCCGCTGGCGGCAAGTAACCGCGACTTCCAGCGGATTTTTGTGCGCTTGCTGGGCAACAATGAGGCAGCCAGATACACAACACGCAGCGGTCAGGCCAGCCCGGAGCTGGGTGCCCGGATGCAGCGGGCGGTGTTCGCCAAAGCGTACCGTGATGCCGATATGGTGGAAATGGTCACAGAACAGAGTGATCAAATGCGCAACCTGGTAGCCGCACTGCAAGAGGCGGCGCCTGATCTTGCGGTGGCCCGCGAGTATGGCGGACAGAATGCAGTTGCTGCTATCAGCACCATTAACGACGCGGTGCGCATTGTTCGCAAGTCCCGACAGGACGGCACCAGTGTGCATGACCTGACACGACAGAGCGATGTGTTCAGCGAGCCAGTGCCCGAAACAACAGCCTACGTTGCAGAGCAGATCGACCTGAACATCCGCAGCCGACGGGCGCTGGCGGATGCCATGCGCTATATTGGTCATGCGGTGCGCAATGAAGCCGAGACCGCTATGAACGGCTCCCTGTTCGGGGATTCAGTAACCAACGAGGACATATTCGGTGCAGCGTTCAGACAAAATCAAGATAACGGTGACGGACAACAGTCACCTGAATGGGATGTTCCAGCAGGCATTCAAGAAGGCGAACAAAACCCGGCGGCAGGAGGATCGGAGCAGGAAGCAGAAGTAGAGCCCCTGCTCCAGTCCTACACCGAGGAGGAACTGGCCGAGCGTGAGCGGGAGCGCTTGGCCGAAGAGGCGCGCATTGCTGAAGAACAGCGCAAGACTGAAGAGAAGGCAGAGGCTGACGCACAGGTTGACGGCTTCACACTGTCCGGCTCTAATCGCCCGGCTGACGTTGCAGCCTCACAAGGCCAGCAGGATCTACTGGGCGGCGGCCAGGTGTCGCAGCCAGACCCAAATACCGTCAGTGAAAACTGGAAGGTTATTGGTGAAAACCTGCAGGGGCATGAAGTATCCGAAAACACTGTAACTGGTCTGCGTTCTTGGAAATCGAACAGTGGCTCAAATACCGAGCAGGGCCGAATCGAGGGTGATAACACCTACGAATCCGCAACTGATCAGGTTATTCGTAATCGCCGCGTTCAGTACAAGACTCGATCCGAGATTGAGGCCGAAAACGAGGCCGCAAATCCGCCCAAAACGTCCGATGGCCGGGAGATTGTCGAACACACCACCAAGAAAGGCAGATTGTTGCGTGGCGTTATTGTTGAAGGCTTGAACCTCAAGCAAGCCAAGGCAATCGATCAGTACAGCTTCAAGAAAGGCAATGGCTTCTATATCAAGGTGGAGAATTGGGAGGCGCACCTTGCCGAGCAAAAACCGGAGTCCAAGCCAGAGCCGAAACCGGAGCCTAACCAGGAGACGGCCGTAGGTATCGAGCTTGATCCCGATGAGGCGCTAGGCGGTGCTACAGCGGATGGGCAGGTTACTGGCATGGCAGATAATGCGCCTGCAGCCGGTGATGATGGTAAAGCTGCCACTTTGCAAAAAATGGTTAGCAAGGGTGAAGGCGTCTTTAACCGCATGTATCAGTCATTGAAAAAAACGACTGAGACAGAGGGTGTTGATTATCTTGAATCACAAAGCACGCTTGGATTGAGTCAGCGCAAAAACCTTGAGGTATTCCTTGATAGCCGTGGCTACTCACGCAAAACCAATCAGGCTGGCAGTACCCGCGTCAATGTAGAGGATAACAGTAACGAGCAGATTTCGATCACTTTCTCACCCGGTGGAAGTGCCGTTATGCGTGTGGCCAGGGGCACTGCGGAAGATTCGGTTGCTGTAGAGCAGGCCGAACCCGGCCAGTCTCAGCGCACCTACACCCAACAGGAGCTAAGAAACGCGCATCGCATGGCCGCTTCAGTCATGCATGGAAAGCTGAACGGGCTTAAAGCCTTACCGCTGCGACAGATAGCCAAGCCGTTTCTGGAATCGCAAGGCGTACCTGTACCAAGAACCAAAGCGGAAACCATTGCGGCTGTTACTGATTTTGACAGGGTAAGCGCACTGGCATCCGTTGGTGTATTCAATGTCGAGTTGAGCGACAGCGTAATGGGGCCGCTGCAGGCAGAAATGGAAGGCCGTATAGCTACGGAGCAGGCCGAGCCAGCACCTGCTGTAGATATCCGCACCGAAGGCCGAGAGAACGCAACCGAAGCCGAGCAGGCGCAAGCCGAAAATCAGAGGCCACAGGTCAGCGAAAACACTATCTTCACCGAGGATGCCGCAGAGGAAGCACGCCGTATCCTCATGGCTTCGCTTGGCCAGGTGAACAGCGGTATCGATCCGAAAGTGATGCAAGCCGGGATCACCCTGGCTGGTTACCATATCGAGAAAGGGGCACGCACCTTTGCCGCTTACGCCAAAGCCATGACAAACGACTTGGGCGAGATGGTCAAGCCGTACCTGAAAAGCTGGTACATGGGCGTCAAGTACGACCCGCGTGCCGCAGGCTTTGATGGCATGGATGATGCTGCAACCGTGGACGCAGCGGATATAGACGCACTTCTCAGCGCACCTGCTACACTTGAAACAGAGGCCAACAGCCAAGAGGTAGGCGATGGAACAACTGAGTCCGAAATGGATCAGCCAGATCAAACTGGAGTATCAGCGACTGCAGAGGGACGAGGAGGTTTTACACAACCAAGTTCTACACAGACGGATACTCAAGACCTGGCGGGAACAGAGCCCGGCAATGTGGAGCCGACTGCGAGCGGCGAAACTGACGGAGGCGCTGGCGTTCGTGCTGCAACAGAGAATGTGGCAGATGACGGACGAACTGGAGGCAGCGGGGTATCCGCCAACGGACGCCCGCGAACAGGCGGAAGCCGAACACCTGATGCTGGAACCGGAAGCGGATCTGCAGCAGAGGGAGGCCGACCGACTGGAGGAAATGCAGCGCCGAAACCTGGCGTAAAAGATCCCGCATCCACTTCACCGGCCTACACTGGGCCGGGTAACTATCACATCGACAATCCGCTTGAAGTTGTAGGCGGCGGCCAAGTGGCACGCTTCAACAAGAACAAGCAGGCTATCGAGCTGTTCAATGATATCCGCGACAACGGACGCACCGCGACCCGTGAGGAGCAGGATATTCTGGCCGGTTACACTGGCTGGGGCTCGTTCGGCCAAGAGCTTTTCCAAGGCACATGGAATAACCCGAAACCGAAAGCAGGCTGGGAAGCGCGTGATGCTTGGCTACGTGAACAGCTTGGTCAGGCGGAATGGGAATCCATGCAACGCTCGATCACCAATGCGCACTACACTGACCCGCCCACAGTTATGGCTATGTGGGATATGGTCAAGCGCATGGGCTTTGAAGGCGGTCGCGTGCTTGAGCCCTCAATGGGTATCGGTAACTTCTACGGCATGATGCCGAGGGAGCTTAAAAACCGCAGCCAGCTATCCGGTATTGAGCTGGATATGATGACCGGCGGCATGGCTCAGATGCTGTACCCGAATGCCAACATCAAGATCATGGGGTATCAGGAGTCAAAAACACCGGATGACTTCTATGACGTTATCATCGGCAACTGGCCGTTTGAGAACACTGCCATTGCAGATCGACGCTACAACAAGTTCAGTCCGATGCTGCATGACTACTTCTTCCTGAAAACGCTGGACCAGGTGCGACCTGGCGGTATCGTGATCGGTATCACCAGCAAGGGATCGATGGACAAGAAGGACAGCAAGATCCGCTCAGAACTGGCGAAGAAGGCCGAGCTGGTGGCGTCCTTCCGTTTGCCAAGTGGTGCGTTTGAGGAGTATGCGGGCACCAAAGTTGTGACCGATATTATCATCCTCAAGAAACGCGCAGAGCCGTTGGGAATGGCGACCAATGAGGGCTGGATTAAGTCGGTGCCATATATGACGCCGCAGGGGCAGGAAGTGTTCATCAACGAATACTACGCCAGCCACCCAGATCATGTAATCGGCACCATCGAGTATGGCCACGGCACCACATTCAACCGCCCAGGCATGATCGTGACCCGGCCAAACAACATGGCCGAGCAGCTTCAGCGCATTGTGAACATGGTGCCGCAGGGCGTATTTGAATCACGCCGAGTCGATAACAATGTCGCCTACATTACCAACCACACCGCCGACCGTGAGGGCTCACTTACACAACAGGACGGCAAACTGTATGTGGTGCGCGGCGAACACTTGGCCCCTGCAGAACAGGTGGTGAAGTATTCCGTCAAGTCCGAAAAGACAACCGCCGAGCGCGAGCAGCAGTTGCGGGATCTGATCGGCATACGCCAAGCCTACGCCCATCTGATTGAAGCCGAGAATGGTTTGTCAGGCAGCGACCCTGAACCGCTGCGTAAGGAGCTGCGCAAACAGTACAACGCCTTCACGAAAGCCAATGGCCCGCTGAATGAGTCCTGGGGGCTGCAGTACCTCAAACGCATTGACGACCCCTTCCGTCCCGCATTGGCGGCACTGGAGAGCGAGCGCAACGGCAAGACCGTCCCGGCTGCCATTCTTGAGCGCAGCACCATCCGCACGCCAAGGACGATTGATAATCCGACTGTGCGTGAAGCCTTTGTATTGGCGCGAAACGAAAGCGTCAATCCAACACTGGACAAGATCGCGCAACTGTCCGGCAAGCCTGCTGAAGAAGTCAAAACGGAGCTAATTGATTCTGGCGCCGTATTTGAACTACCAGGGGGTGATATTGTGCCGTCTGATATCTACCTGTCCGGCAATGTGCGAGAGAAGATGCGCCAGGCTGTTGCCGCGCTGGAAGAAGGAAATGCAGCGATGCAGCACAACATTGACGAGCTGCAGAAGGTGATGCCGAAGGATGTGCCTTACTTCAATATCGAAGCCCAGCTTGGCGCATCATGGGTGCCGACAGCGGTGTACGAGGAGTATGTCGCGCACATGCTGGATGCAGGCAGCACTGACGATATTCGCGTTACCTATGCTGGCGGCAAGTGGAAGGTGGACATTGCCAGCCGCCTATACCTGAACACAGCAGGCAGCACCGGCTTTGGCACGCCTCGCTACAACTTCAATAAGCTGGTAAACGCCGCCTTTGGTAACCAGACCGTGACCATTAAGGCCAAGGACCCGGACGGCAACGAGTTTGTAGACGAGGAAGGCAGCGCCGAAGTAAACGGCAAAATCAGTGATATGCGATCCAAATTCAAGGAATGGCTGTGGCAAGACCCGGACCGTCGCCTGAATGTTGAACGCGAGTACAACGAGGTGCGAAATGCCTACGCCACGCCGCGCTTTGATGGCTCATTCCTTCGTTTTGATGGCATGGCACTGACGCTGGGTACTGGCCCGTTCAACCTACGTCAACATCAGGCGGATGCTATTTGGCGTGCGCTGGTCACGCGCCGTTCACTGAATGCGCATGAAGTCGGCACCGGCAAGACCTTTACCATGGGGGGTATTGCCATTGAATCCCGCCGCTACGGCATTGCCAAGAAGCCGCTGATTCTCGCTCATAACGCCAATAGTGCGAGCGTGGCGCACGAGATTGAGATGATGTATCCCGCCGCCAAGGTGCTGTATATCGACAACCTTGATCCGAAATCTATTGAGCGCAAGATGCGCCAAATCGCCAACGATGATTGGGATGCCGTGGTATTGCCGCACTCACAGTTGAGCAAACTGGCATTGCGTGAAGATACCTTGATGGCGATGGCTCAGGAAGATATTGCCGATTTGGAACGCCAGGCGATTGAAGCCGCCGAGGAGGACGGGGCTGCGCTGGATGTTGATATGATGGACGCCCTACTGGATGGCGATAAAACAGCCTTGAAGAAGGTGCGATCACCAACGGCCAAGGATCTGGTGAAGATGCGCAACCGCGTTATTGAAACCATCCGCAAGCAGGGACAGAAAGCCTCCAAAGCCAATGCAATCAGCTTTGAAGAGCTGGGTATTGATATGCTACTGGTGGATGAGGCGCATGTATTCAAGAAGCCGCCCTTCGCCACCCGCATGAAGATGAAGGGATTGAACACCCAAGCCAGCGATGCGTCCATTGCGCTGAACTTCTTGGCCCGATATGTTCGCGCAAACAACAACGGCGGCAACATCCATCTGTTCACTGGCACGCCTGTGACCAATACCCTGACTGAAGTGTTCCACATGATGCGCTACATCATGAACGAGGAAATGCAGCAGCAGGATCTGGATCAGTGGGATGGATGGTTCAACTCTTTCGCCAGTGAGGTGATGGATATCGAGCTGAACGGTGCCGGTGAATATGAGCCGGTAACCCGACTGGCTGGATTCATCAACGTACCAGAACTGCGCAAGATGATTGGGCAGTACATGGATACGGTCTTTGCTGACGATATGCCGGAAATGCAGCCGCGCAAAACAGCCAGCGGCAAAACCCTGTCCTCGCCGGACCTGACGGAGCTTGAACGTGCCGACCTGCTGAATGGCCGCACCGAGGGCGCCAAGGACCGACCATACAAGAAGGTGATCAACGAGTCATCGGACCTGTCACCAGAACAAATGGACGCATTCAACGAGGTCAAACGGTATGCACAAGCATTCAGGAACATGACCCCTCTTGAGCGCAAACAGGCAGCACAGAATGGCGAACCTGAAGCACCATTGATCTATGAGCGGATTGCAAATGAGGCGTCTTTTGATGTGCGTCTACTCAAGAAAGAAGAGCTTGCCGGACAGGAAGGCAAGGTTCCAGACCACCCGAACAGCAAAATTTCAAGAGCTATAAATAACATTCTGGAAATCTACCATTCAGATGACCGCGCAACGCAAGTCGTATTTTCCGACACCGGTTTGCATAAAACCGGCAGTAGAAGCGTTGGTGAACCGGGTGAAAAACAGCAGATCACCTTCCCGGCGTTCTCACCAATACACGATATGATCGAGCGGCTGGTGCAGGCAGGGATACCGAGAGAACAGATCGCACTCATAGCCGGGTCTAATACCAGCAAGGAGAAGCGCAAGGAGATCGCTGAAAAGATGAACCGTTCCGAGATCCGTGTTGTTCTCGGATCTACGGCTTCACTTGGTGTTGGTGTCAATATGCAGAAGAATCTTCGCGCTATGCACCACCTTGATGCTCCGTGGATGCCAGGGGATCTGGAACAGCGTAATGGCCGAGGCCACCGCCAGGGCAACCAGTGGAACACTGTGCTGGAATACCGCTATTTGACCGACCGAATTGACGGGCGCCGCTGGCAGGTGCTGGCAGTGAAACAGCGCTTCATTAACGCCTTCCTGAAAGCCAACGAGGACAGTCGCATCATTGAGGGCGATGCCGCCTCTGATGATGGTTCCGATATTCTTGAATCCTTCTCTGAGGCCGCAGGTGATCCGCGCATCCTGATTCGCAAGAAGATGGAAAGCAAACTGGAACAGATGCGACAGCGCCGCCGTTTGCACGATCAGGGGATGGTCGATGCCAAAAACCGTGTCGCTGGCCAGCGTGAAAAGCTGCGCCGCAATCAGGAGGAGGCTAAGCGTTTCGAGCAATCCGGTGCTATTGAACGCGCACAGCAGATTATTGAACGTAACGCCGGTGCCAATTTCACCATGAAGATTGGCGATCAGACCGTGACGGATCGCAAGACTGCGCAAGAGCTGATCGAGTCCTTTGTTGCTGAAAATGTGCGCATGGGGGACGCCTACCAAGTATTCGGTGAATTCGATGGACTTCCGGTACAGATCGCACTTGAACAAAGAGCTGCGGTGCCGTACCTGAAAATGGACATCAACGGAATCGAGGTTAAGAGCAACAGCCAGAAGGTTATCACCCTGGAGAACGCGCTACGCGCCTTGCCGAAAACCTATAACGATCTGGTAGCTGAAAACGCTGAAACCGAACAGAACATTCAGCGACTGATCCAGGTATCAAATGAGCCGTTCTCGCAAGAGAAGGAGCTGCAGCGCATGGAGCAAGACCTGGCCGCACTGGAGCAGGATATTCAGGATAACCCTGTGGCACCGCCGGTATGGCTACGCAACGGCGCACCACTGGAAACCGAGGTGCAATGGAAGGGTAAGCCGTTTGAAGTTACCGGCCACCGATGGAACAGCGATGGATGGTTTGTACTGGCGAAGGACGCACGCGGCAGCGTAGTCATTCCGTACACTGAAGTGACCGACAACCAAGGGATGCCACTGTATGAGGAGCGAGAGTTTGAATCACCCGATGTTGTGACCAAGGATCAGGATCAGTCAGGCGATGATGCGATCATCAAGAACACGCCGCAATTCTCCCGCTCAATCCCGCAGACCAATAAGCGCGAGCGCGAGGGCGTTGCGCTGTCGGCGGCGGGCGGGCAGGTGCCGGAGCAAAGTGGCGTGGTCCGCGTGATCTACCGGGGGACCAACGATTCTGGCGAGCGCATCTCGGGCGGCATTGCGGAGGGCACGCTGTTCGCCGCGGCCGACGAGGCGACCGCCAGAAACTACGCCGGTACAGGCGGCAAGATTGAGCGGATTGGTGTCAAGCAAGACGCCAAGGTGCTTGTCGAGGGGACCAAGGAGTTCGCCCAAGTAACGGGCCGCAGGCGCGGCAAGCTGATCGACACGATGCGCAAGGGTGAAAACCTCAAGACAGCGGCCGACGATGCCGCTGCCAAAGCGCGTGCTGCGGGGTACGACGCGCTTGAGTTCACATCACTCAAAGACCTCGGCATCGCGATCTTCAACGAGGACAAGTTCGTGCGCGACTATTCGCCGTCGCAGCAGCTCAACCAATCCCCCGCCTTCGACGGCCCCGAGGTCGGCAACACGCCCATCGGCGACGCCACCGAGATCGAGGTGGACGGCAAGCAGCGCCCGACCCGCAACAGCGCGGGCCAGCTGATCCACCCGACCGAGGAGGGCATCCGCAACTTCTTTCGGTGGTTTGGTTCGAGCCGCGTGGTGGACGAGCAGGGCCGGCCGCTGGTGGTGTATCACGGTACGGCGGAAGATTTTGATGCCTTTCGCAATACGCCGAACGGTGCTTTCTTCTTCGATGACAAGGAGCTTGCAGAGCTATATGGCAAGCCAGTTCCGGCTTACCTCTCGCTCAAGAATCCGGCGATTGTCGATGCGCAGGGGCAATTCTGGAATGAGATGGACGCGGTGCAGTCCCCCGTGCTGGATGAGTTGCGCAAGCACGTCCCGAAACTTTTTACCGTGGACCACATTAAGCAGGCGGCGCAAAAAGCCGGCTATGACGGCGCAATCATCCTCAACACCGTAGACAACGGAGGGGCCGGCAATCAATACATCGCCTTCCGCCCCGAACAGGTCAAGTCCGCCACCGGCAACAACGGAGCATTCGATCCTGACAATCCTGATATCCGTTTCAGTCAGGGCGAATCAGTCACCGGAACCCCGTTGAGTGTAACGGATCTCGATACGGTCTTTAATCGGATCGCTCCCCGCCTCAAAAACGGGCAGGGTTATCGAATCTTCGAGAACGTCCGCGACCTTTTTGCGGCGTACCCGGCGATAGAGCAGCACGCACGCAAGCAGGGCAGCAACGGCAGCGATGTAGAAGGCGTATTCCATAAAGGTCAGATCCTGATTGTCCGAAACAAGGTAACCAGCCGGGCACAGGCCGAGGCGCTGATGTTCCATGAAGCCACACATGGCGGCGTGAATGCAATGATGGCGGACGAGGGTATCACCAAGGCCGCCAACCGCCTGTTCATGGCAATGGGTGGTGGCCGTGGCTTCAAGCAGCACATGGAGCGCCTGGGGCTGCAGGATAAACTGAGGCCCTATATCAAGGGATCAATGGAAACCGGCAAGGATGGCAAGCTGGTAATGACACCAGAGGAGCGCCGTGCGATGCTGGTGCATGAGCTGTTGGCCTTTACCGGCGAGAAGAACAGTAAGGGCATCAAGCAGAAAGCGCGGGAGCTGATCGGCTTTATCCGCCAGTGGTTCCGCAAGCATGGCTATCTGGCATCATCCGAATTGAGCACTGCGGAAATTTCCTACATGGTACGACAGGCACGGAAGTACACGCTGGGCGGCAAGGGTAAAGCCGGTGCGCCAAGGTTCATTGCGCCGACTATGTTCTCGCGTTCGCAGGAGTCTGGTAATGTCGATCCTTCAAATGGAGGTGATGTGGTGCATAACAACCGGACACTTACAGGAAAAGCGATCCCTATATTGGTTATCAAGGATAGTGACGCACCTATGGCAGGCATTCTTACCAATGCAGGTAACAGCCGGTTTGAGTTCAGGGTGCATCCAGCGGCTGACGCTCACGACATGATAGATATCGCTGTAAAAGAATTTATTGGTGAGCCAAAGTACCTAAACGATGGTGAATACTACCGTTTCACGAACAGTAAAAATGAGCAGTCACTGATCAGAAGCGGAAAGTTCAAGGCATCCACTAATCACGCAGACGGCATAACTGAAGATGGTATTTCGGTTGCAGATGGACCGCACTACGGTGTTATGGGGTACAAGTATGGCTACAGGGTGACTGGTGATGTAATAGGAACCGGTGCTGACGGCGAACCTGTGATGAATCCATCCACCATGAAGTTTGGCAAGGTCAAAACAACAGAGGATATAGAAGCCGAAGCACGCGATATTAGAAATAAATTCTTTGCTCAACGAGCTAATGATTTAGGTATTAGCGAGAATGTCCTTCGCTACTTATCTATGCCTGGAAACTTCAATTTGGACGGCGAGCTTCAAGGCAGGCAGCTTATCCGCGATAAAACTAGGTTTGAGAACGCCTATGGCGAGGCATTTGTTGATGACGGAGCGAATGCAGCCCCAATGTTCCGCCGCAGCGGTGAGTCTGATGCCGATCTATCCGTGGTAGCCAAAGCACAGCGCACACTGGGCAACAACGACCGCAACGCATGGGACAAGGTGAAGCGCACCTTTAAGCGCAACTTCACAGCTGCAGGTCTGCTGCCTGACAGTGTGTTCCGCGAGAAGGTACTGCGTGATTCCGAGGTGAACGCGCATGAGTTTGATACCGCGCATTATATCGGCGCCTTGGATCGTGCGATCAGCAAGGCATACGGTGCCAGCTACAACAAGCTGACCGATGCCCAGCGTGAAGCGCTGGATGCGCAGATGAAATCCACCGAGCCGGATATGTCGATCCCTGAGCCGGTACGTGTAGCGCTGATGGATATGCGCCGCTCCATTGCCGGCCTATCACAGCAGTATGCTGAAATCCTGCAGCAGCAGGTTGAGGAACTGCAGGCCCAGAGTAATGATGCTGATGCGATGGAAAATGCCATGCTGCTTGAAACCATCATCAACAACATGGATACCTACGCCCACCGCAGTTACCGGGCGTTTGACGATCCCGATTGGCCAGCCAAGGTAAGCAAAGATCCTGAGATATTCCCGCAGGCCGTGGAATATCTGAAAAACCGCCAGATGGAGCAGGGCATGCAGGAAGCCGAAGCCGAACAGCAGGCGATCCGCATTGCGCGCACCATTCTGGAGGAAGGTACCGCATACGAAGATATGACCAGCATGATCAAGGAGAGCAAGCTGGGTGCCAAGGATCTTTCTATCCTGAAACGCCGCAAAGATATCGCGCCTGAGATCCGCGCCCTGCTGGGTGAGTACAAGGACGTGAAAATCAACTACGCCAAGACGCTTGCCAAAATGAGCCGGCTGGTGGCGAATACCAAGCTGCTTGACCGCATCAAGGAGATCGGACTGGCTGAAGGCTGGTTGTTCACTGAGGATAACAAGCCACTGGATCAGAGTGTGACGAAGGTGGCCGGTGACGCCTCCGAAGTGTACGCGCCATTGAATGGCTACTACGTTCCGAATGAGATCAACCAGGCGCTGATCGACACGCTGGGCAAGGAGCAGATGGCAGACTGGCTGCGTGCAGTGATCCGTATGAATGGCCTTGTTAAATATGGAAAAACCGCCCTTAGTCCGACAACCGCGTTCCGTAACTGGATGAGTGCCGCATTCTTCGCAATGGCGAATGGTCACTTCGATATTACCCAGATGCGCAAGTCGATCAGCGGCTTCAGTGAATACTTCGGCCACGGTGAAAACCCAGAGAAGGTTGCATACCTTCGCAAGCTGAAAGAGCTTGGCGTGGTGTACGACACCGCCTATGCCGGTGAGATGATGGATCTATTGGCTGATGCCAAAGGCGGTTGGGCTGAAAAGCTTTTTGAGAAGCCCGGGTTATCCAGCCTCAAGGCAGCAAACGGGCTGGCACAGAAGTTCTACCAGTACGGTGATGACTTCTGGAAGATCATGGGCTTTGAGAACGAGAAGGCCATGCTGATGAAGCACAAGGGAATGAGCGAGGCCGAGGCGGAAGTGGAAGCGGCAGAGCGTATCCGTAACACCTACCCGACCTACAGCATGACCGGTCGAGCTGTAAACTGGCTGCGCCGGTTCCCGCTGGCGGGTACCTTCGTATCCTTCCCGGCCGAGATCATCCGCACGCAGTTCCACATGCTGCGGTATCTCAAGCAGGATATGAAGGATTCCCCGGCCTACGCTGCCCGCAAGGTGGTGGGCCTGGCGATGGTGTCCGGTCTGGCGTATGCCGCCCAGGCATTGAGCAAGGATCTGTTTGATATCGGGGATGATGAGGAAGAGGCGGTTCGCTTGCTGGCAGCCAGCTGGAACAGCAACTCCAACATCTGGTTCATGGGCCGGGACGAGAATGGAAGCATCCGCTATCTTGATTTCAGCTTCTTGGACCCGTACAACTACTTCAAGCGTCCGATCAACGCCGTGATGCGTGACCAGCCGCTGGACAAAGCCGCAATTCAGGCAGCCGGTGAGATGCTGTCGCCTTTCTTCGGAACGGATATCGCCTTTGGTGCGATCTCGGAAATCTGGAACAACAAGAAGGAAGGCGGGGGTCGGGTGTATAACCCGCAGGATATGGCGCTGGATCAGGCCCAGAGTATTGCCAAGCACTTGCGCAAGGCGATACAGCCCGGCTTTGTCGGCAACATGGAACGGGCATGGATGGCGGCCAATGATCAGGTAACAGCAAGCGGCAAGCGGTATAAGGCAGAGGAGGAGTTGGCAGCCTTCTTTGGCTTCCGTGCTTCAACCTTCGACCCCAAGACTGCGCTGTACTACAACAGTTTTGAGTTCAAGGATCGCAAGCGGGATGCCACGGCTGTGCTGATGAATGTCGCCAAAGACCCGAACAGCGTCAGTGATGGCGATCTGATGAGGGCTTACGACACGGCCAGCCGGTCAAGGCTGCGTGCCTACACTGATATGATCCGTCTGGTGCAAGCAGCCAGGGCAGCTGGTATGAACAATATGCAGGTGAATGCCTCACTGCGCCGCAGTGGTATCAGTAAGGCTGATATCAGGGCGCTCATGCAGGGACGGATACCGGCATGGCGCCCCGATCAGAGCATGATGCGTAACACGATCCGCAAGGCAGAGCTTCTGTACGGACCGGACGTGGTGCGCGAAATGCGCGAGCGTGAAAGGGCTATTATTCAGCGGGGTTACAGGGAGTAACTACCGCCCCTGATAGTATGGCTTAGGTGGGTCCGGGGGATACCTCGGGTCCACATACTCCTCATGCACAAATATGAAGTAGCCGAAGAACAGCAGGATTCCTCCGAGTACAATCCACGGCCACACGTTGTCGATGAACCATTGCTCCTTTTGAACATACCGCAGGCGCTTCCTGAATTGCTCCTAGGTTTCGTCTTTGCGTCTACCCATGACCGGCCTCACTTTTGTTATGCTGTTGTTATGTTTCGGCACACAAACGGCACACAAAAACACCTCTATTCACAACACATTGAAAACAAAGGTGTTTTATGTCGTCAACAGAACTGAATTCGTGTTCTTTTCATGCACTCTTAATGCCTTGTTTATATTGAAGTTTTAGGAATTTTTATGGATGGATGAACAGTGTTAACTGTCCCATGTTGTCCCATGCTGTGCCATAAATCGGCACACAAGCGGCACACGGCGATCACTCTGATTCAGGCAGCCTGAATTGGTATTCCTGATGCCTTGATGCGGCCAGCTTCACCGCTTTGGCGTAGTGCTTTTCGAGCATGGCAAGACTGGTATGCCCGGCCTGTTGTGCAACCCAGGTCAGCGGCTTGCCGGTGGCGATCATCAAGCTGCAGAAGGTGTGCCGCGTCTGCTTCGGTGATCTGTGCTTGCGCGATATCCCAGCCTTCTCAAGATACCGATCCCAGAAGCTGCGTATGTAGGTCCGCGTCATCCAGTAGTATTGGCTCTTTGCCATATTATAGATGGGCGGGAACACATAGGGACAGCCGGGCAGGGTAAATTCCTGCTGTGCGATCAGTGCCTGTCTGGCCGGGCCTGTCAAATCAACGATTCGATCCTCCCCAGTCTTGGTGGTTTTCAGAAACTCCCGGTTGTTGGCAATACCAACGGCTCTACGGACGTGAACCGTACCAGCCTCCAGGTCTACGTCATCCCAGCGCAAAACGCGCCCCTCCTGCAGCCTCAAGCCCGAGAAGAACATAAACTGCAGGTAGTTTCTCAGGGCAGGCTTATCGACTACCGACAGCAGCCGATACACTTCATCTTCACTGAGCGGGTTAATCTCCTCCTTCCGTTGCTGTGTGGTTTTCTGACCCAGATAATCAGCAGGGCGGACGTGCTCGAACGGGTGTTTCTCCAGCACGCCATCCGCCACCGCTGCCCGGACCACCGGATTTATTAACGACAGCAGTAACTGCCCGTAATTGAGCGCGAAGCTGGATCGCTTCAGCCAATTCTGGATATGCCGCCCAGACAGCTCGCCCAATGTAATGCCCTGAAACTCGGGATAGATATGCAGGTTAAACTGCTTCATCCGTTCGCTGTAGGTGGATTCGGCCCAGCCGTACCGCCCGGTCAGCTTGCGCTTGCGCTTCATGTACTCCAGCACGGCATCGGTCAGCAGCTGGTTTGCCGGGTCTGCAGTATCGAAGCGCTCAAAGTGATTGTCAGGCTGGAACACGCCCATTTGAATTTCAAGGCGGATCTGTTCCAGCTTGCGGTTGGCTGCGCGGATATTGTTTGCGGTAGGCGGGACGTTGAGTGAATACCGGTAACGCTTGCCTTTGAAGGTGTAGCCGATCTGGATGATCTGATTACCGGCCTGAGTGGTGCGGATTGTTACGCCGCGGATCGGCGCCTCCGTGCGGCTGTTTTGTTTTCTAACCATGATGACATTGCCCTCACGTTTACCCAGACGCGACCGCTCTTGTCGAGCCGGTAATGTTTGTCCTCAAGCAGTTCGCCTGATTCTCTCAATCTGTACCAGGTTGAACGGGATTCACCCGTCTGGCTCAGGTATGTTTGCAGTCGTACCCATTCCATACTATGTCCTCCGGTTAATCTGCCGTGACACCGCTCGCCAGTCCCAATACTGCGGCTGTGCAGGCCGGGTCTGTGCGGGTTTTGGTGTGTGCTTGCACCACTTCAGTTGGCGGGTGATTTTGTCGTTCACTACGCACCCCTCACTGCCTTCCTTCCGGCGTTTCCCAGCTGATCTGCGTGCCTGTCGCACATAGCGGCATGCCCATCATCGCCAATGGCTCGAAATTGTTTTGCCGCCTCTCGTAGCATGTCGGTAGCGCCTGAAGCTGCTTTTTTCATCCGCATCACATCATTCTCAAAAGCGATTTTCTCTTTAAGCCATAGCGTCTTTTCGCGCTCGTACTGCTCTTTGTATGCCACGTTTGGCATATCACCGTTTCGACTCCTATCCAGCATTTCCACGCCTCCTTCGCCTAACAACAAATTCATGAGTGGCCGAACGCATACATCGAATCAATCAGCCGGTCATCCTCATCCTCACCCCGCGCAGCTTTCCATCCGGCGTTGCTGCCTTCTATCCATGCCGCCTTCGTCATCTCATGCGCGGCCCTGAGTGCTTCGGCCATCTGCTTGACGTGCTCCACCAGCGAAGGGAAGTCGCCGTCATGCTCGGCTGCAATACGTACCTGACTCAGGTAGGTCATGACCTGGCGTTCGTCCAGTCTGGAGCGTTTCAGCTCACCATTCAGAAACTCATTGTGCTTCTGTAGGCTTTCGACTTCGGCGGTCAACCGCTCCACATCGGCCTGCAGCCGCTCGTTTTCTTCCTGCAGATTCTCAGTGCAGTAATCGGCAAAAAACTTGGCGCTGGCAGTGGTGACGTACTTGCCGTTACTGCCGTCCGGGAACTCGATGAACTCCTCAAACGCTTTATCTATATCCATCATCGCTCGATCCTCACAAAGCCTGTGCATTTCACAATCACTTCCTCGCCGTCCTTTTGCATTGGCGGCATGGATTCAAAGTCTCGCCAACTGCAGTCGGCGTCACGGTGCTTGCAGGCGGAGCATCTTCCGCCTTTGGGGTATGTCTTTGGCTGATTCACGCCACCGCCCTCACTGTTTCCGACACGCCAAACTCGGTGCGCAGCACATACTTGATCTGGTCTATCTCCCGTCTGAATGCCTGCTCAATACCGGCGCGTGCAAGGATCAGGGACTCATCCGTAATGCGCTTGGCCGTGCCATCATCGAAGCGCATAACGATATCGGTCAGGCCGCCATGCCCCAGGCTGGTAATGCTCAGCTGCAGGGTGCAAACCCGATTCCAAAGCCGGGCCGCCTGTTCAAGCTGTTCTGTTGTCATTGCTCCACCTCCTCGGTGAACTCGAAGGATTCATCCTTTTCCAGTATGAACAACAGGCAACATATCGCGTGTGCCAGGTGTGAATACCCAGACTCAATATCTTCAGGCTCACCCATGCGGTAGGCATTCAAGTGGCGCAGGGCTGCCGCCATGTAACGCTCATGGCCGTTCTCTACCAGCGCCCAATTTCCAGGCGCGTATTTATCAGCGCCGTACCGGAGAACGTGGGCAACAGCCAGCTCAGCCATCGGCGGGATGAGGTCGAAACGGGCTTTGTGCTCGTCCAGCTTTACGCCAACCATTTTGTTGTGTTCACCGATATGGTTGATCTCGGCCCGGCTGCTGGATACATGCTGCTGCTCGTCACCCACGTCTTCGAGGTAGTGGTCACCTGTCGGGCCGTTTAGGCCAATAATGTCAATTCTGCTGGTCATGCTGCCTCCTTATTGATCTGCCTCACAACTTCATCAGCGGTTGTTGTGGCATCCCACACACCAAGACCTGTGAAGATATCGCCTGCTTCCTGCTCAGAGATGTCAGCGCCAAATGGATCAGCCAGCCAGCCCACGCCAATTAGATGATGGCGGGGAAATTCTTTGAGCAGCTGCTGGTGATACTCCCAAGCAAGCGGGGCCAGCTGCGACTGAGTGCAAGGCTCATTAGCGGTAATGATCTCCGATTTCATATACTCATCGCCCAGCTGGTTGCGACCGAATATGGCAATCAGAAGTGACCATTTGTAGCGGTATTGAAAACACGCCACGATAGAATCAGTCGGGTGAATTAAGCACTGACGTTTCTGATCAAACAGCACGCATCCATCCAGCCAGGTGCTGTATGCCACCATTAAGTTGCGAATCACATGCTTTGCTACTCGTTGTCGTTGCTTATAGGGTGAGAAGGCTTTGCGCTTACTCATGCCGTTAATCCCCTTGTTTGGTCTGTCGCGCATCCCGTGGCTTTCTTTAGGTGCTTGTGCTTGCGATGAGCCTCTACACACTGGGCTGTAATGTCGTTCATCTGGCCTCCTAAAACGGGATGTCTCCGTCGTCAAAGTCATCAAACCCTGGTGCGGGCTGCTGCGGCGCCTGACGCTGCTGCTGTGGTGCCTGCTGCTGATACCCTTGCTGATTTTGTGGAGCCTGGCGCTGCTGGTAGTTCTGTTGTGGAGCCTGATTCTGATTCTGCGCTCCACTATCACCACGGCTATCCAGCATCTGCATTTCGCTGGCCACAATCTCCGTGGTGTAGCGGTCCTGGCCGGACTGGTCTTGCCACTTGCGAACCCGAAGCGAGCCTTCGATATACACCTTTGAGCCTTTCTGCAGGTACTGACCGGCAATCTCAGCCAAGCGGTTGAAGAAAACTACCCGATGCCACTCGGTACGCTCCTGCTGCTGTCCAGTGTTCTTATCCTTCCAGCTTTCACTGGTAGCCAGATTTATATTGGTCACGGCGTTGCCGTTGGGCATTACGCGCTGCTCGGGGTCAGCCCCACAATTCCCGATCAGGATCACCTTGTTGATACCTTTAGCCATTTCTACCCTCGCTTGTTTTCCATTTTTTACCTAACCACTCCCGGCTGATTGCGCACATAGGCGCATCCATCGGGTCAGGCTTTTTGTTTTCCATCTTCATGCGCTCCACCCGTATGCGGCGTCCTCTTGCGTCTGCGTCATAGCGCAGGTCAATAAGAATGTCGTACATCTTGTTTTGCGAGATACCGACTGCTTCAGCGATCTCTGCCACTGGCATGATCGTGTTCTCCAATAGATGCAGGATGGTGTCATGGTACTTTTCAGCAATTTCTGCACGCTGCTTTTGTGTTTGCTCTCTGTTTTTGGCGTTGGTTATATCCAATCCTCGCTGACGCAGGTTGTAATGGTAGTGACCATTGATCACGCGCCTGAATGAAGTCTCACCAATGCCGTGCTTCAGGCATATTTCACGCACCGTCAGCAGTGAGTTTTCAATATCGTTAATCACCTCTTTCGGTAGCGGATATTCCACCTGCTTGTACTTGTTGGGCCTGTAGCGCCCGTTATCCGGTATGATCACACCCATTTCCTCCCGAGCCAGTACAGGGAAAAGCCGTCACCCGTCATGGATTCGCTCACCCAAGACTGAATTGCATGTCTCTTGTCGTGATCAATCAAGCCTGGGGTTTTGCGTTCGGCTGCTGCGTTAGCGGCTATAATCCGGTTTATCCGTCCGCGCCGTGCCTGTAGGTATTCTTTTGATATGCCATATTCCAGGCACAGGCTGGTAACGTGAAGGCCGCTCTTCAAACCGTGTTCTGCTGCGATGGCCTTCAAGGATTTGTCTGTCTCCTTCACGTCATGGAGTACTGCGTTCACGTTCATGGTTACTCCTCAGTAGCCGGTACTGCCGAAACCTCCGGCGCCGCGTTCTGTTCCATCCAGATCATCGACCCATGCGGCCGGAGTGATCAGGCAACGCTCGATGATCAACTGGGCGATACGATCACCCGGCTTGAACTCCACCATCTTGTCGCCGTGATTGATCAGGCAGACGCGCACCTCTCCTCGGTAATCGCTATCCACAACACCGGCGTGAACCTGAATGCCATGCTTAACAGCTAGGCCGGAGCGGGGCGCAACACGGCCATAGTGACCGGAGGGTATCTGGACAGCCAGGCCGGTAGGGATCATTACCTGGGCACCGGGCCAGATATCCATCCTCTCAACGGCGTACAGATCCAGACCAGCGGCGTGTTCGCTGCCGCGAGTGGGCAGCTGCGCGTTTTCGTGTAGCTTCTTGAAGTAGATCATCGGTATTCCTTGCAAAGAAAAGCCCCGGCTGTCGGGGCTTGGTTGTGGTTACTTGCCGTCGTGCAAAGCCTGCTTCAGCAGATACCCTTCAAGCTGCCAGATTTTCTGCCGCGCATTCTCATATGCGATCTTTAGCCCGATCTCTGCATCGAAGTTCTCAGGGCTTGCGCACGCCGACTCACCGGTAACGGTGAAGCCGTTCTCCAGCACAAGGACGCAGAATGTCAGCAGGCTCAGCGCGTCAGGCGTATTGGCTTCACCGGCCTCATCAATCAGGCCAGCATCCAGCTCTACACCAACAACACCATGACGTGCGGTAAAGTAATGCTCACTGGCTATCACTGAGTCGATGGCGGAAGGCGTCAGGCGGGGCGCGTTCAAGCTCTTGGCTTGGATCTCGGCTTCTTGTTGCTGTTCGTTCATGGGTGTGGATCTCCAGTGGTGGGGTTAATCGAGCATCATCCAATCTTCGGCAAGCATGTCGGTTTGCGAAGCGAGCCAGCCAGGAAGCCATGCGCGGCGACCATCGGCATTGACGGTCCACATAGCAATGTAGGGGAGCGTTTCAAGCGGCGTGTCCTCACCAATCCACTTAGCGGTGCGATCACTTACCTTACACTCAGTGCCTTGAGTGTTGTATGAAGGGATGGACATTCCGGTCATAAGTACAATCCACATCCCTTTCCCGTTCCAGCCAGCCCGAGTTACTCGCTTACCTTCCTTCAGCATCACCAGCGCATCACCAAAGGTCATGTTGGTGGTGGGGCGATACGCCCGCTCAAACACTTCCTTCGGGGACCAGCTGATATAACCGGCATAGTCCGGGTGGTTGGCTTGGCCGCCGTCGATGTACTCGACCAGATAGCCATCATCTGCCGGGTTCTCGTCTGCTGGAACAGTCCAGCCGCGCAGGTCGTTGTATCCTTTGCGGGTAATGGGCTGGGCGTTGATGATTTTGGTGCCGATGTACTTTTGCATGGGTGTGGATCTCCTTAATCACCGCACCAGAACGGCGCGGACATTGTTACTGCTGAAAAGCTGCCGGGCGTGCCGGGTGGCAACTGCCTCGCCATGACAGCAGGGAAAAGTAGAAAGGCTGATCGTTGTGACCAGCCTTTTATTCAGGTAGATGAGGTAGTCGGACATGGCGGTTATCCCACCTTTCTCATTGACTCCAAAAAAATGCTCCGGGCTGCCTCTGCAGCCTGATTGCATTGGTCAATATCGAACCAGCCAAAGTGGCAGCGCTCGACTGGGATACCCATCTTGTCCGCCAGTTGCTGGTACGCCTCTCTTCTTGTCATGCGGCCTGAGCGGTGCAGGTTCTCGAAAGGCTCTTTGCAGCGTTTTCGTGCCTGTCGGGTAGGGCCATCAGCCAAGGTGCCAAGCGGGATATTGGTGAACGGGTGAATCCCCACATATGCCTCACACTGCTGGCACTGATACACCCACGGCCACTCACCATAGCTGCGGCCATATATCTCTTCGTTGTTCACGATGTCGATATTGCCGTATGGCTTTCCGGTTGAGTGATCGAAACAGTGAGGGCATTCGGTAGGAGGCGGGAGTGGATTCTTTACCCTGGCTGTAGCCTTTCTGCTCGGATTCCAAGGTGTTACTTGTTTGCTCATGATGACCTCATTACGCTGCGGCCAGCGCCTCCATGGCATCGCTGTATCCGGTCCAGTTATCAACGCCGGCACCTTCAAGGGCATTCAGCTTGGCCTGATCAGCCAACAGCTGCTCATACTCGGCACGGCTAATTGTCACGGTGTCCTCGGCGGCCACATCTACCAGCTCATGCGGGTGAAGTTTCGCCGGTGGAGCTGGTTGTTCTCGGCGTTCGTTGACAGGCGCAGTAGGTGCGGCTGCTTGCTGCTCTTCTCGCTGCAGGTGTTCCGCTTCTGCCTTGGCCTTGGCTTCTTCCTCGCGGCGGATACGCTCACGCTCGGCTTCCAGCTTTGCCTGCTCTCGCTGCTCATGCTCGGCAATGCGAGCGGTGATTGTTGATTCCAGATCCTCCGGCTGCTTTGCAATCAGCTGCTTCCAGTCACTGAACAGGAAGCGGTGTTCCTTGCCTTTGGCTTCCAGGATCGCCAGGTTCGACTTGAACAGGTCGATCTGCTGCTTGGCCTCCACCTTGGCTGCGGCCAGGGCGTCATCGGCGGCAGACTGCAGGCCGCAAATCGTCCTCTTGCCCTTCATGGCAATGGCCGGGGCAAAGTGGACGCTGACCGGTGCCGGTGATGCTTGCTGATTCAGCCAGGCGGTAAAGGCTTTATCCGCCTGCTCGACAATCTGCGCCTTGCGGTTTTCCTTCTCGACCTTCACCAGCTTCTCAGCACGCAGGCGGTTGTCGCGGGCCAGCTTGTGAAGCAGGTCTTTAGTGCGCTTGAGCTCATCAACCGTGGCAACTTGGCTGATCAGCTGGGCCTCGGCGGCATCCAGTGCGGCCTCTGCCTTCTTGAGCGTCTTGATCTGGCTTTCAAGGTCGGCAAAGTCCTGATCGGTTTCCGGCTTCTCGATCAGGCGGTTTTCAACGAAGTCGCGCAGTGCTGATTCAAAGGCCGAGAAGTTGCTGGCAATGGACAGCTCACCGGTCACCCGAACGGATACGGAAGGCAAATCAAGCACGGGCTCTGCCGTTACCGTGGCTGCAGTCTCTTTGTGTTCGTAGGCTTCCAGGTCCGCCTTGAATTGCTCCCAGCCAGCGATAAGGCGCTGAATGCGATCCTCGTCACGCTCGTACCAGAACGACACGCAATCATCTTCAGTGCCGGTTGAAGCCATGAACAGAATGCGCTCGCAGCCTGTGACCATCATCTGATGATCCATTTGCCATTTGTAATGCTCATCCAGCGTTTCAGCGGTGGCGGTACGCAGTGATTCATTCATGGTCTTATGCTCCCACCCAAAAGTGGCGAGCATGTCCAGTCCATCCATACTGGCGAGGTAGGTGCCGGTATCGTCCTCGCAGGTGCAAGGGTACAGCTCCTCTCCGGTGATCTTCTCGGCAATACTGCGGGCTGCAGCTTCAAACTTGTGGCCGTTGTCGAAAATGCGCTGCTGATGCTCGCTGACTTCCGGCGTGATGCCGGTTTTCTTCTGCTTGAGAAGATCGTTGCGCGTCATGTACTTGTGATCACCAAAGACTGCAGCGGCCTCGCTGGCGGTGAATCGCTGCTGTCTCAGCTGGTGCCAAGCGTCCGAGCCTTGAACCATGTTCTCGATGATATTCATGCTGCAACTCCTTCAATCTGCTGTCTTTGTTCGTCCGAAAGCGTGGCTTTGGTTTCAATCATGGCGATGATCTGGGCGGGGGTGCGCTTGCCGGCTTCGATGGCGGCTTGCCACTTCGGGAAATTTTGAGCAAACGATTCAGAGCTATATTGCTCCAGTGCAACCGGTGCGCTATCTGCCTGACGGGGCGGGGTGATATCCCGCTCGGTCGGCATATCCTGTGCTTCTTCAACCGTGATCAGGCCGCCCAAGGCATCTGCGAACTTGTCACGCAGCGCGTAACCGCGAGCTCGCCACATCAACATGCGCTTGGGATACTGCTGCCAAGGGCCCTGCTTGCCCCATAGTCCTGCCTTTTCAGCATCGAATTTGCTGAAGGTGACGGTATGCTGTTCCTCGTCACCCTTGCGCCATACGGTACAGGTAGCGGTCATGCTGTTTTCGTCGAAGCTCTCCTTGTGGCCGCCAAACTTCGGATGGCTCTGCACCAGAGCGAGGAGGGCGTCACCGTAGATTGCAGGTTTGCCGTTGATCACTGCAATGTTCTGCAGCGCCTGGATCGGGTTAAGCCCCAGTTCGGAGCCCATCATCATTGCCACCAGAGTGTCGTTGGGTTTGTTCTGGTAGCACTTCGGCACCATCTGGCTCTTGGCCAGCATATCGGCCATCTGCATGGCTTCTTGCAAGTTGGCGGGCTGCAGGGCAAAGCCTGAGCCGGTGGAGCGTGTAAGGGCATTCATGCTGCATTCTCCGTTTCTGTTTTTCCGATACTGGCTTCAATCAGATCCCGCTTTCTTGCTGCGGCAACCTTTGAAGTCCTGGCTGAAGTCGTAAGCCGCATTTCTGCAATCCTGAGCAGGTCGTGCTTCAGCTCATTAATGACGGCAAACAGCTCTGTGCGTGCGTCCTTATCACTGCCGTAGCTCCAGCGCGTAAGCATGTTTTGAATTGAATCAGATAGTTTTGCCGGGCTCTTGCGAACATCAGCAAGACTGCTTGCGGCACGTTCAAAACTTTCGGCTTCACGCTGCAGGGCCTCTGCCTCGTGGCTCAGCTTGTTCAGTTCTTCCAGCGTCATGCTGCATTCTCCTGTTCTTCAATTCTTTTTGCCGCCTGATACTGCCGATACCCGCAGCGCTTGGCGGCGGCCAGTACAACCGGGTCAATATCCGGCACTTCGACTTCAACCTCTGCGATCTGGATCATTCCCAGACGCCGTTCGTCATCCTCAATCGGGAAGGCTCGGTAACGGATGGTTTCGGTATCACCGACAACCCAGCAGTAGGCGTACAGGGTGATGGTGCTCATGAGATCCTCTCCTGCATCATTAGGAAAACGATCATTGCGGCTCGAAGTGGGTTTTCATTCACAGCCCAAAGCTCTGCGCTAGAGTCATGATAAGCAGACCACCTACCCACTCCTTTTTTAACTAGGCTGCTTAGCGAAACCAGGCTGATATTGTTCTCAAGGATCACAGCGAAGGCGTCGGCGGGGTTATTGCAGTAGTCTTTAAGCTTAATTTGGTGGTAGCCCTCACCAACGGGCCCAACAGCATCGCCATGGATAGCCTTGAGTACCGCGTGATTTATATCTTCATCGCTCATCTGTTTGTATTTCACGCCGCATCCTCCATTATTTCCCGAGTCAATTCAGGCTCAAGCATCTCAACGTAGTGCCGGATATAGGCCTGCATCAGTTCTTCATACTCGGTAGCCAGTGCCTGCTTCTGCGTATCAGTCAATCCGGGCTGCATTGAGCGCTGATCCCAGTCTTCACACTGAGGCGACTCAAAGAAGGCCAGATGAGCATCGCGCAGCTTGTGCCAGCGGTTACCGATGGTTAAACCGGATTCCATGAACACATCCACCAGCTGCGTGATCTCATCGCTGTGCGTAAACAACAACTCTTCCAGCGCACCGGCCTGGGCATTCAGTGTGCTGCCGTGGTCATAATCGGTTGTCATATTTTCACCATTCATCAAGAAGCGGCTGGATCGCGGTGCGCACACAGCGACCGGTCAGCCATGCGTGGATTGCGGTACCGGCTACAACGCACAGCCAGCCGGTAATGAAGATGCCGCAGAGCGCGGCACAAAAAGCGATGATCAGAAAAGCATCCATTGCGGTTCTCCTGTTTCGATTCCGGTAACGCCCTCGCGAGAAGGCGCTACGAGAATTTTTCAGGTCTTGCGTATCGATTACACGCCATCGAAGTAGGCGATTGCTTATCAACCGTCACACTGTCATCGGTACAGCTGGCCGTTCTGAGGCCAAAACGAGAGGGAGTATTCGGGAAGCACGGCGAACCGTGGCCGGGACAGAGCCGGCATGGACCAGAAATTTGTTGCCCGCACTGTGCCCGTTAAGGGGATCTGGTCGCGGGGATCTTGATTGTTAAAGAGCGGTGCAGGGCTGGCCTGCTTGGTTGATGAAACTATGAACCATAAGTACACATTCTGTCAAGTACCAAAAGTACATAAATTTAATCGGGCACAAAAAAAACCCGCATGAGCGGGCTTGTGAGTCTTGGGGTATGATGATCAGAAATAACGCAGGATGAGCAGGAGGATTGAGTTGTGATCGAACAGCAAGAACCAGCTTTCGATCAGCAGTTGGCAGAATTCAGGGCGCACATATTAGTTACAGCTTAATCTTTGCTTCTTTTACAACACCAACGATCCGGCAGTTGCCGTTGATCTCAATGGTTCGGTAGTTGGGATTTAGCGGCTTGAGGTACTTCTGCCCAGCATCGATCACCAGTTTTTTGAACGTCACCTCATCTGAGTCGGTCAACTTGGCTATCACTAGGCTGCCATTATCAGCAGGTGATGCCGGATCAACCAATATCAAGTGACCTTCTGGGATGCTCAGGCCGCTTGGTGCCGTCATGCTGTCACCGACTACGCGCAGCCAAAAGGCATTCTCGCCTACATTACAGTCTGATGACTCCCATTGATCAGCATCCCCAGGGTGAAACATGTCGATTGCTTCAGACCATTCACCGGCCTGCACCCAGCTGATCACAGGGAACCTCCTTTCGTCCTTGAAATGAGCTGGAGCCACATTGCTTGGCTCTACCGATTCCCCGGGAAACATTGGCTCGGCGCCATATTCCAGCCATTCGCTACGAACACCGGTCTCATTCGCAATCTGAACAATTTTCTCACGGCGAGGAACGCTCTCGCCGTTCAGCCACTTACTCGCAGCCTTGGGGGTGACATCTGTCAGCCGGTGAAGCCATGCGCCTGAACCGTGCTTTTTGACTCCCCTTAACGCAAGGGCTTTCTGGAGCCGCTCACCAAACTCAACACTCATCGTACCGCCTCGCGAATGAACCACAGGTTCAATGATGCAATAGTCTTGCGGAACAATCAGTTCATGTTCTATCATGTACCCAAAGTTCACATTGAGACCCCGCAAATGAATGTTTTGAAGACCTCCATTGACCAGATACCGGGCAAGATCCCAGCCGCAGCAAAGGCTTGTGGTGTCAGTGTCCGTGCGGTCTACAAGTGGATTGATGCAGGCCGACTGCCGCGCACCGACTACACAGGCGAAACCGAGTATGCAAAGCGGCTCGCTGACATCTCCGGCGGTGCGTTCTCATCTGACTGGCTTCTCTCAGAAACATTGAAGTCAACCTCTGACGCAGCCTAAGGACAGCTCTCATGGCAAAACTACCCGGCCACTTGGCCACACACGTCACCGATGAAGAAGAAGCGCAGATCAAAGCGCTGGCCGATCTGGTCGGTATCTCTGCATCTGAATATCTGCGCGATCTCATCATGTCTCACCTCGCTGAGAAGCACCGTCAATTTCAGTCTATGCACCGCATCTTTGGTTCGGCAAATGGTGCGGCGGGTGCTGAAAGAACTGTCGGAAATGGTGAAGGGGTTGGCCGTGGCTGATGTAGTCGATCAGGCGCAGGAGCGCATCGAACGCGAAGAATCATGGTTTGTTGTCCGCAGTAAGCAGCAGGCCCAGAACATGAAAGGCGAACCGGATTGCCGCAAGTGCGGCGAAACGAACGACCGTTATCACCTTGGCTACGCAGTTTGCACGGACTGCGTGCCGAAGTCCTGAGCATCTGTGAAGGGCAGGGCATGTAGTGCTGCTGGCAGATCAGCGCCCAAGATAATCTGCAAGCCAAACGGGTTCGACTCCACCCTTTCAAGGCCGGTATCCGCTTCGCCGGTGGCGACAGAGAGGCGGCAACGCAAAGCAGCTCACAAACCATTACCTGAGTGTAACGGGGCGTTTAAGACAGGGCTGCTTTCCGTTGTGGAAACGCAACGGGCCTTAGCGCCAATGGCAGCCGGTAGCCGATAAGCCGGACAGCAGTGCAGAAAGTTACGGAGTAGAGGGCTGCACCCTGAGGACGCTCCAGAGAATCGCAGGCAACCGCCGATAGGAGGGTGATCCGCGATCTACCCGCTGCAGGTTGAAGCAGCAAGGACGGACCCAGTCGTGAGACTCGGAACCGGAACCACGGGGGCACAGTACAGACTGCCATAAGCCCCGCCGGATGGCGTAACCGGCACCAACTTCCAGATAAAGAAAAACCCCGGTGCTGAAAGGCTGGCGAGCCGCAACGGGGTCAATCAAGAGGTGTTCATTATGAACCATGCAATTGTAACAGGCAAATCCGAACAAATCACCATGAGCAGTCGCGAGATTGCGGATCTGGTTGAGTCACGCCATGACGACGTTAAGCGCTCCATCGAGCGATTGGCAAATCGAGGCGTTATTCAACTACCGCCAATGGCGGAAGTTCGAAATCACTTGGGTCAGACGGTTAGCGTCTACTCAGTAGGTAAACGTGACAGCTATGTGATCGTTGCTCAGCTTTCTCCGGAATTTACCGCTCGGCTGGTGGACCGCTGGCAAGAGCTTGAGCAGCAGGTAGCACAGCCATCCTTCCAGATCCCCGCCAGCTTGTCCGAAGCATTGCGCCTGGCTGCAGATCAGGCTGAACAGATCGAACAGCAGCAGGCACTGATTGAGCAGCAGAAGCCCGCCGTCCAGTTTGTCGATAAGTACGTGGAAACCACCGGCCTAAAAGGTTTCCGCCAGGTAGCCAAGCTGTTGAAGGCCAATGAGCGAGAACTGCGCGACTTCCTGATCAGCCACAAGATCATGTACCGCATTGGTGGTGAGTGGACCGCCTATCAGAACCACATCGATGCTGGCCGCTTCCAGTCCAAAACCGGCACCAATGAAAACAACGGCCACGCATACACTCGCGCCATGTTTACACCGAAGGGGGTTAACTGGTTGGCGGGGCTGTGGGCGCAGTATCAGATCGGCAAGCAGGATGAGGTGGCGGCATGAGCAACATCTACCACTTGAATGCCGTCCGCGCTGCCGCAGAGCCTGCACCAGAGCAGATCGAAGCGCAGGAAGGGGGTTATATCAAATTATTCAGATCGCTCCAGGATAGCGCCTTTGCTGGCCGTCCTGAGTACCTGTCGGCCTGGGTGCATATCCTGATGCTGGCATCCTACAAGCCGCGTAAGACGATGCTGGGTAACAAGCCGGTGATGTTGCAGGCGGGGCAGTTTATCTCCGGTCGTAAGGCGCTGGCTGCGCGGGTCGGCGTGACTGAAAAACAGATGCGCGGCATTCTGGATTTCTTCGTCAGCGAGGGGATGATCAGCAAGGATTCCAACCGCTCCGGCACTATTTTCACTGTATGCAATTACAGTGTTTTTCAGTCAAATGAGGGCCAACAAGGGCCAACGGTTTCGGGCCAACAAAAGGGCCAAGCCAAGCCCAGCAATGACGCGGCCTTAAGCGAATCAGGGGCCAACGAAAAGGCCAGCGCAGGGCCAACCAAAAGGGCCACTACACAAGAACACAAGAATATATCTATACCTAACGGTATAGATCTTGTCGGGCAGGACGAGCCTGCACCGACGGCAGCGGCCACGTCGAATACGGTTGTCGCATCCAAGCCGAAAAAATCCCGCCCTGATTACACCGAGCAGTGCGAGCAGGTGATCGCTCATCTGAACCAGACCGCAGGCAAGCGCTTCAAGAACACGGCCACCAACCACAAATTCATCAGCGCCCGACTCAAAGACGGCCACACCCTGGACGACCTGATCACCGTGATCGACCGCAAGACTGCGGAGTGGATCGACGATGGCCGGATGAACCAGTACCTGCGCCCGGCCACCCTGTTCAACGCCGAGAAGTTCGAGGGCTACCTGAACGCGCCGGCGGGTCTGGCTGTGCAGCCTCAGCAGCGCCCCCGCTCGAACGGCCCGGACTGGGACGATCTGACCTGGGCCAACGATCTGGGAGGGCTGTGACATGCAATCCGTATCCACCGTAACCCGTCAGGTTGTGCAGCAGCAGCGCAGCGGTCAGGTTGCTCGGCCTCAGCAGGGGCCGAGCCTGAGCGACGCAGCGGCCCGCAACGTCAACGATATCTTTCGCGCCCTGCAGGCGTCCTTCCCGGCCTGGCGCAACGCCTTCCCGGATGATGCCAGCCTGAAAGCGGCCAAGGCGTCCTGGGTGAAGGGGCTGATGGCAGCAGGTGTTACCGACCTGTCACAGATCGCCCGGGGTGTTGAAAAGGCGCGCTTGTCTGAATCCGATTTCTTCCCATCCGTGGGCAAGTTCATTTCGTGGTGTCGCGTACAGCCTGCCGATCTCGGCCTGCCGCCAGATGACGTTGCATGGCTGGAAGCGAACCACCACTCGCACCATGTACTGATCCACCAGTGGACGCACCCGGCGATCTACGAGGCTGGCCGCCGTACCGGCTGGTATGAGATCCGCAATGGTGACGCCACTCAAAAGGCGTTCAGCAGTCATTACCAGGCAGTTGCCGGTGAAATAGCCGAAGGGGCGGTATTTACCATGCCTGCCGCCGATAGCACGCGACTGGAGCACCACACGAACGGTACCAAGGTGCAAACCGAACAGGCCAAGCAGACGGGCAAGGCCGCTCTGGCAGAACTGAAAAAAGGAATGGGGCTGAACTGATGACCACCGAAATCCGCGAACTGGAACAGAAACTCAAACTGATCGAGGAGATCGTTCAGCAGGCGGTCAAGAACCCCATCAAGACCGGCGACCTGACCGGTGGCGGCCTGAAGGATGTGCTGGACGACAAGACGCTGTGCGGTATCACCCGTTACGGGCATACCGAAGCCGTGATCATTCCGATCCACCTGCTGAGGAGGTTTGTGGGTGAGTAAGTCGATCACGATCAAGACCGAAGATCAGCAGCGCCCGGTCATGCTGCGCGTTTGGCAGCTGGTCAGTGAAATGATCAAGGGCGGACCGGTCACTGTATCGGTCCAACGCCCGAGCCGGTCAGCGGAAATGAACAAGAAGTTTCACGCCATGATCCGCGACATTGCCCAGCAGGTGACGTTCTTCGGCAAGCGCCGGTATGACACCGAAGTATGGAAGGCGTTGCTTGTCGATCAGTTTGAGCAGGAGAAGGCCGCGATGGGTGAGCCTTTGAGTCACCCAGGGCAGCTGATCACCAGCATGGACGGCCAGCGCACCATTACCGTTCGGCCCAGCACAACCAAGTTCCGCAAGGCGGAAGCGTCAGAATTCATCGAATTTCTGTACCAGCAGGGCAGTGAGATGGGTGTGAACTGGAGCGAACCGGCACTTGCGATCTATGCCGAGTACCGGGAAGCGCAGGAAGGGAGGAAGGCGGCGTGAATCTCAAAACCAAACCATACCGCAACCGCAAGTGGCTGGCCGCCGTGGGCCAGTTGGATCAGTGCGTACTCTGTGGCGCCTGGGGTATCCAGGTCGCGCACCGCAACGAGGGCCGAGGCATGGGGCAGAAGAACGACGACAGCCTAACCGCTGCGCTCTGTCCCAGTTGTCACCATGAGATCGACAACGGCAACCACCTGAGCCGCGAGGAGCGCCGGGAGCGGATGGATCGAGCCATTGTGCTGACATTGCAGCAGCTAACACGGCGCGGACTAGTGGAGGTGGCGGCATGATTATAGCTATTGATCCCGGCGTCAGCGGCTGCATTGCTGTACTGAACGAACTGGACTGCACACTGATTGATCATCAGCACACGCCAACCGTGAAGATGGGTAAACGCAACCGTGTCAATGCAGCCGCTCTGGCTGGCTTTCTGCAGCAGTACAAGGGTGCGCACCACTGCTACATCGAAAAAGTTGGCGCAATGCCGGGGCAGGGCGTAGCCAGCATGTTCAGCTTCGGTCATGCCGCCGGGCTGGTAGAGGGTGTCGTGGCCGGTATGCAAGTGCCTATGACGCTGGTCACGCCGCAGTCTTGGAAGAAGCACCACGGTCTAATCGGCAAAGACAAGGATGCCAGCCGTACCCGCTGCATCCAGCTGTACCCAGAATGCCGGGAGCTGGATCTGAAGGCGAAAGGGCAGGCGCTTGCTGATGCCGTCCTGATAGGACTGTACGGGATGGCGCATGGATAGAGATCAGCGAGAACACTTTCTCGACTGCCTCGCTCGCTGGGTAGCCCAGCAGCCACGGCAAAGACAGGAAAGCTGGGCACAAAAGCAGAGCCAGCAGATGCGGGACGAGATACGCGAGCGGATCATTAAGCAGAGGAGAATGCGGAATGCGCGACAATCCTGATCAGTGCGTGGCCAGCCGCCAAAAGACCTTGTGTGTCTATTTCCAGCACAACGGACAGTGGTACCGCATGATTGCGTCCGCGCACGTTATCGCCGGATTTCTAGGGGTTAAGTGGGAAACCGTGAAGAAGCGCCGATTGAGGGGTTCGCCGTGGTCCAAGTCGTTCCGGCCGACCGATATGAGGGTTGAGTGCTGCCGCCAGGGACATAGCATCTGATAAAACACATATCTCATGGAATATAGGCATGGCAGACCAACAGTTAGCGCACGACATTACCATTGAGGCCGGAAAGGCCGCCCCGCCCGTTGCAGTGGCAGGGGGACACTTTCTGCTGGGCATCCCTTTGGCGGACTGGGTAGCCATTTTCACGCTGGTGTATCTGTTTGGATCGATCGGATTGCTGGTGCCCAAGTATCGATACCAGTTTGCACAGTGGCGAAAAGCTCGCCGCGAAAAACGGGAGCAGCGTGAATGATTAAGAAACGAGTTGCCGCTGCTGCACTTGCAGCCTCTGTCAGCCTTTCCACAGCAATGATCACGCTGTTTGAAGGCGCTGAGCACAAAGCATATGTAGACCCGGTGGGTGTCGTGACGATCTGTTACGGCCACACTGCAACAGCAAAACTGGGCCAGGTGAAAACTGAAGAAGAATGCCAGGCACTGCTGCGCCAGGACCTTGCAATTGCGATGGCAGCAGTCGATCGACATACCACGGCCCAGTTGACGATCGAGCAGCGCGCAGCATTGGCCAGCTTTGTCTTCAACGTTGGTGAAACCAAGTACCGCACATCGACGTTGCTGAAAAAGCTGAACGCAGGGGACAAGCAGGGTGCATGCGCTGAAATGTCTCGGTGGGTGAATGGCAAGGTGAATGGCCAATGGAAAGCGTTACCAGGATTGGTGACACGCCGAGAAGTAGAACGCGAGCTGTGCGAGGTGGGGCTGTGATCAGCTGGCAGGCGGGTATTGGGATTGCAGTGTGTGCGGCCTGCTTCAGTGCAGGCTGGCAG